CCATAATAATATCTTCTTAATTCCGCCTGTGCTGACTCTATTGATTGAGCGATTTCTACCCATTCTTGGTCTTTAGATAAATCAGCATATTTCTTATTGCTTTCCAGTAATGATTTATAATAAGACATATTTGAGAATTGTAATCCGTTAATCAATGCAATTGCGTCATTGGATTGGATTGTAGCGGTTTCTATATTGCTAAGATTTGTCTTTTGTGTTCCAGTCAATGACTGTATGGCTAAAGTATCTAAATACGAATTAGCTTTTTCATAATCTCCATTTGCAAGATATGAATTAAAAGTAGCAGTTGTAGCTTCTGTTTCAGCACCAGTAAACTCTTTGTATAATCCTATTATTACATTATTGAACTGCGTATTTAATTCTTCCGTTGTCCCGTATGAATCAGGATAATTTAATCCTCCGTTAAATGTTTCTACACCGTAAGGATTCAATCCTTCCCCTTCTGCTGATGTTCCTAGTGGTGAAGTCAGCGGTACTGTTGCAACTGTGGCTGGTTGCCCTAACGAAGCTGGTACTTCTTCTGTTGTTCTCATTTGGCCTCCCTCTGGTTGAGGACTCCAGTAACCAATAATAGATGAACTATCAAGAGCTAATTCTCTACCATAGGTTACTTGTCCTGCCCTGTAATTAGCTTCTTCTAGTATCATATTGCCGTCTTCTGTAAAACCTCTGATTATAGCGGTATGTCCGTAAGTACCTTCTGATGTCTGCACAACATCTCCAACTTCAGGGATATATTCATCAGGAGAATATCCGTAATTATCAACCCATGATTGTCTTTCTGATATAGAATTCAGTCCATATGGCATTAACTCGTAATAAGTATCTCTCACGTATTTCACGCAATTATCAGCATATTCTCCCTCGTATGGCAAAGTCATCAAATCGCCAGTTGCATCCGTACTAGTATAGTTTGGTATATAAGTATTTCCATCAGCATCAACATACGTTTGTGTTGCAGAATCCCATGTGTAAGGAGAATCTCCATTTTTTAAATCTAATAATTTTTTCTGATAATCTAATTCCAACTCATATCCTCTTGCCTGTTTATCTATTTCTTGCAAATAAGATATTTTAGAATCAACATCTGCTCTTACCATATCATATGTTTCTTTTGCAGAATTATAAGTATCTACCTGTGATTGTGCTATTTGCCCTATTGAATAGTTGTATTTATCATAATAAGCCGCCATCTCATTTGAACGTTGTGATAGACTCTGGCTAAGAGTCGCCATTGTAGTAGATAAACCTGCTGCTTCAAACAATGCGCTTGTTCCTATTTCTTGACTTCCAACCCCAGATACTTTTTGCAAAGCTCTCTGTAGAACTTGTAGTGAAGTATTACTAACAGCAGATTGCTGAACTCCTGTTTCCGCATTTTCAAGTTTCATCGCACTCTCTCCAAGTCCCTGTATATATTCATCAGAGAGTCCCATGGCTTTCAACTCTTCCGAACTATAACCAGCAGCAGATATGAAATCCGCCTTTTCATCATCACTCAAGCTCGTCCAATCCTTTATACCAAGTTCGGTTGCCAAATCAACAGTCTTCGCCTTTCCAGAATCAATCAAATCCTGATTAGCTGTTGTGTCTGTAACAGCAGTAGCATCTGGACTAGCAATCTCACCTATTGGAGTATTAGATACGCTAGACCCTGTTAGTTTCACCTGCGTATCAGGAGTTGTGTCTGTAGGCCTCGTAGTGGCCGTATTGGCTCTCCATGTACTTAAAGCTCCTTGGTATGCCTTTAAACCAGCAGCATCTCCGTATTGAGCCTTGAACGCTGTTAGATTAGGTTGGGCTTTCCCTGTTTCCATTTCTGTAACTGTAGCCATATAGTTATATTATTTAAGAAAGTAAATTAGTTTCCCAACCCTGTTGCTCATTCCCTATCGCCTGTCCGTACAATCCACTCAATGCCGTAGCCTGTGAAGATTCTTTGGCTTGTTGTATTGAACCAGTAGTATCTCCAACAGTATCTAATCCAAGTGCTGATGTTGCTGTTGTCCCCAGTTGTGCTTCAGCAGAAGCAGCCAAGTCAGATAGATTCTTTTGATATGTAGATAATGAGGATTCAGACACAAGACGACTCTCCTGTGGGACAAGCCCTTCAAAGTAATCATTGAAATTCAATCCTTCAATTGGAGAAGTACCTTTGCCTTCTTGTGCATATGCGGATTCATCACCTAGGTAAGTTCTTCCCTGTCCTGTGAATGTCATACCAGATGCTTCAAGAGCAGACTTTGCAGATTTTAAATTCTCTTTAGCTGTTACATCCTCACTTGTAGTTTCTAATGTTCTCTGTGCAGTCATATAATCTTTAGCCTTTGATATGTAATCAGTAGCTCGTGTTACCTCATCAGCATAATATGGGTCTATTGTGGATGTGCTTAATTCTTTGAATTTAGAAATAACATTATCGAAATTCACTTCAACTCCCGGCTCCCATGAACTTACAGCATCGCTATAAAGAAGATATGAAGCATAAGTTATTTCACCAGCATTGTATGAGTCTAATAATAACTGATTAGCCTCAGCCTGCTTAGCTGCTAAATCACTAGTCGTCGTATCTACGGCAGGAGTAGTAGTATCGCTTACTGGAGTTGTTGTGTCTGTGGTAACAGGAACGTAGCTCCCACCATTCGTACTGAGGAGAGGACTATTAGATTGTAAATACGTTGTCTTGCCAGTATTAGGGTCTGTAGCTTTTATGCCTCCTGTTGAAGATGTTACATAGTTAGTAGTAGTCTCGGTAGTCGTAGTCGGCTCCACCGTAGTTGAGTTTGAAGCCGTACTATCTTTATTTCTCCATGCGCTTAAGGCACTCTGATAAGCCGTTAAAGCTTTTGAGCCTTGTGACTGGTCATCTCCATAGGCTTCTTTAAACGTATTAAGATTCGGTTGCATTTCTCCCGATTCCATCTTTTGTATATCCGACTTCCCAATATAATCATTTGCAATACCTGCATCTTGGATTACGGACTTGGCCACATCATCAGCCTGTAAGTATTGCGAAGTATCTTCGTTTACAAATTGGTCTAAGTAGTTCTGCATATTCTTTTGCCAGTCAGTATAGGCTTCATTTTGTGTTTCGTTTTTACCACCTGTATATTCAGGATTATTTTGAGCTAATTTATCTTCAGCTCTACTAAAGGCGTAATTTATTTCTTCTAGTATAGCCTCCATTTTACCAGCTTTTGCGATATAAGCCTTCTGTGCCGCACTTAATGAGGCAACATTCCAATACGTCTTGGCTACGGCTTCTTTGCCCTCCTGTGTGGCTGGCATTGTAATTTTAATCGACATATCTATTATTGTTAGTTTTTAATTTTGCAATTCAATCACCACACCTGCTACTCCATCAGTACCGACAGTACCATCAGTACCATCAGTTGCGCTACCACCTACGCCTGCACCACCTGCTGATTTATTCCCCTTAGTACCTCCAGTTCCTCCATTCGCCTGTATAGTAACACCAGAAGCCTTGTAGTTATAAGCAACAATTACTACTCCTCCATCTCCACCTGCACCACCTGCACCTCCACCGCTACCGCCATAAGCCCAACCCCCACTATCATCATAGAAATCTCCAAGTCCTGCGTTGCCTCCGTTACCTCCATTACCCCCATTCGCTTCGATAGTTCCAGTACCAATAATCCTTCTTGCAAATACCTCTACAACACCACCACCACTTCCGCTACCACCACTACCACCACCACCACCTGATGCAGCTTCATTTGCTCCCGAATACCGAACTCCACCCGAAGCCCCACTACCGCTACCGCCATTCCCTGGGGCAGAATTTATAGTAGCCCCAGCAACAAAATCATATAAAGTATAAGCAGGAATTAAAGCGAAAGGTCTATTCGTAAGAGTCGCCGTGTTCGTACCAGCAGCCCCCAATACACCTCCTGTACCACCAGTAGACGTACCCACCGAAGTTGCATTACCACCATTACCACCTGCGCTTCCAGCAGAAGCAGTAGTAATAATACACCTTGAATTATTAGTACCTGCATCTCCAGCAGTACCAGCCCCACCAGTAGTATCAGTAGGTGTACCCTTGCCACCTGCACCAGCCTTCCCAATAACTCCAGTAACAGACCCCGGCAAAGAACCAACAGCCAAAGCAGCCCCTGCCGCTCCGGCAGTACCTCCTAATCCTCCCGTACCACTTCCAGCCATAGCGTTACCATCTCCGCCATTACCACCATTTGTTCCGGCATTACCGCTTCGAGCTACCTTCCCACTTGTACTTAGATTTAAAGTCCCTTTTACGAAAACCCTATAACCATTAGGATTTAGCGTAATCCCATCGTTAATAGTCAAATCATCATAGAACATATCCGTCGCAAGAGAAGTATCAACAGATATGGTAGCATCTCCATCGACACCATTACCATAAAAGCTTCTTAATTCAAGCGTTGCATCGTTTACTCTTAGCTGACCAGATACATCATCATAACTCATGTATTGATGATTGGCGTAATCCCCAGCGAAGATACCATACGCATCTGCAACAAAATCAGCAATCCCGTTAAGATTGCCAACTCGCACTCTTTCAGCATATCCATCATGGGCAACTCCAGTTCGAGAATAAACAGAATAATAAGGAGCGTTAGTTCCTTCTCCATACAGTCGCAACCAACCTCCTGAATAAGCTGCCGCCCCGTCGGATTCGCCAATCTTCATTACAGCAGTTCCAGCTTTCCATGCAGGATTGGCATTTGCACCATAAGCACCTGCTAAATCTCTTGTTACTGTATATGTTGGCGCAGAAGCCGCGCTTGTGACTCTCATATACTCTTCCTGTATTCCGCTTCCATTATCAGCTCTGATATATAACATATCATTAGCGGCAAACGTTGTATTGCCTTCTATTGTTAACGTTGAGGCATCAAGAGCCGTCATAGCTGTCGATATTTTATCTGCATTAGTAACTATTAGTTGGCCACCAACAGCAGATGCAACATCGTATTTGAATACAGAACCGTGTATCGTACCCTTCGTTTCAACATCTTGGAATTTAGCTTTACCACTCTTTAACACATAAGCCGTAGCATTATCATTATCAGCAGTAAAGTTAGTATGTGTACAACCCCACCATGTATCACCATCAGTTTCAACATGGAATGAATCAGCAGTCGTGTCTTCATCAGGTATATTTATTTCGGAAACATCCAGCCCACCAACTATACTAAGAGTCGTACCATCCCAAGATATATAACTTGTAGTATCTCCTATATAGAACTTTGCCTTGTTACCATCTGAATCATCAATACCCAGTATGAACCCTGTTTCAGTAGTAGTAAAATCCGTTTTACCTGCGGCAAAATAAACATCACCAGCCCCATCGACAACATCAAGAGTGATTGCTTTTGAACTTATCGTACCGGCTTCTAACTTCTCAACATTAAGACTAGATATTTTATCACCAGAAATGCTTTCAGTAGCCACGCTCGATTCCGAATCTACATCAACCTCATCTGTATATGGGAATACAGTATCAAGTACATCTTCACTAAAGGCACTATTATACTGAAGCGATATGTCAGCTCGGTTTAATGAAAATCCGAGGTCGGAGATTTGAACCATTATTTCTTGCTTATATTTGGAATAGATATGTCTTCGTACTCAACAACCATTCCAAGAATTGAGAAGTACGGATTTTTAGAAGCCTCTACAAACTCAAACTGTACCATGTTAAATTCAATATCATTTCCCTCAAATACATTGATATATTTCGTAAGCTGTCCTATGGATTTATAGGGTCGTAAGGCTCTAACATTCTTATCGAATACTCTCATTTTCAACTGGCAACCCATCGCTTTATCTGCAAAGACAGTCACCCTTTCAAGTCTTTTCCTTATAGAAGGGTCATCAAAATAATAAGGTTTAGTTTCGCAATTAACAGTTATGTCCGTAGCGGTAGAATATGCACTAACATAATTATCAGCATAATACTTTGTAGAATCCGTGTATTTAGATTTATCCCAAACCTCCCCAACTGTCGAACCCATATATAACCTCTGCGAACCGGAACTGTTATATCTTGCATAAATACTCATTGCAGTACCAAGCTCTCTCCATCTCCAAGTAGAAGTCGGGAAGTTAAACACCAAGTCCACGTTTGAATAGGCAACACCATCTACGGTTACGCTACCAACGTAGAGATGATATTCTTCATCTATTACTTCTGCGAACATAGCAGAAGGTGTAGCACCTCTTACGAAATCAATTACGTTACCTGCAATATTCTGTGGTCTTCCCATATTCGCAGATACCCATACGCCATCACTATTCGCCCATACCATATAAGCCCCATAATTCTTGATTGTTCTGTGGGAAGAACAGCCAACATCCCATAATTTCTTAAAGGAAGTCTGATTGTAATAATACGCCATGTATTCAGTAAAGACCATCAGGTAATCCCAATTCTCCGCAATCCCTGTTATGTCTTCGGAATAATCTACGTCTATAAAATCAGTCGCTACTGTCCATGTTATTGCACCAGCAGAGGGGACAGAACTGAAATAAACACGGTAAGGATAAGCCGTACCAGTAATAGCGCAATTAGCCACATACAACCTATCACGATAACGCTTAATATATTTCGCATTTGGCATATTTGTTACGCAAGTAGAAGTCGAAAAAGTTGTACCTGTTAGACTTCCTGCGGGTAGCCATACCCCATCCGTAGAATCATATCCAACAGGGAAACAATACCCAATAAAAGATTCAAATTCGACCTTTGCATCTTCAAAAGCATTATAAGTTGTGCCGGTATTTATGGCTGTCCAAGTGCCACCATTGTTATATTGAAGCAGTAAATTAGCACCTGAATCATCATTCTTTGTTCTTAGAATCTTCTGAACAGAAGAAGACTGTCTAAAATTATAAAGTCCAGTTATCGATTTAGCCGCAGTGGCTACATCGCCCACTCTTATATACCCTAGGTCTTTTGTTAAAGCTCCAAGTTTATATGACACAACTCCACCATTCATAACCTTCAATGAGTTATCATCCATCAACAATGGATTAACCGACTGATTTGCTCCTTTAATGAAATTTGAAAGATATACTTTAGCCATTAGTAAGGTGAGTAAATAACATCTGAATTCCAATCTTGACGACTTCTATCGACTAAATCTCCGCCATCAAATCTATAGTATCTGTAAGTATCGAGCGAATAAGCTCTATCAGAATTAGCATTTGAAAGTAACGCTTGGTCATGCAAAGTCTTATAAGTAATAGCTTTCTCTGTATTCCCTCTCTTTAACTCAATCTTATAAGCTATGTAATACTGTGCGATATTATAGAAAGGTATCTCGGTTGTATCTGTCATATCTGTAATCGCGGTAAGAGCCTTTATATATTTAATCTTGATTGGATAGCCACTAAGAGTGCTTTCCGCAGGTCTGTTGAAGTACAGATAGCCATTAAAGATAGTCCAATACTGTGGGCGACCACTAAACGATTCTTGCCAACAAGTTCGCCCCACCGCTATATCAACTGTA